GGTCCCTTGTAAAACTTGAGTTGTCCAATCTGCTCCTTAGATACATGGCAGGATATCGTGGTGGTTGCATTGTAGCCAAGAGCCTTAATGGACATTGCATCGAATACGCCTTCACAAATATAGAGGGGCTCTTCTGATTCATAATTGAATGGATACAGGATTGCGGATGCCTTCACTCCACGGAAGTTCAAATACTTTGGCTCCTGGTCGGCGTATAAGGCCCGTGCTTGGAAGAAAATGGTGCGACCCTCATGCAGGTAGGGGATGACCAATCGGCCCATGTAGGGGCCCGTATGCGCGTAGTAGAATGGTCCCTGATTGAGGACGCCTCTTCGAACCAGGGTCATCGCTGCCAAAGAGTTAAGCTCCACATCAAAGCTGAATGCGTCAACCTTAGAGAAGTTCTTAAACTCGTCTTCAATTAAAACTTTAACTGGCTCTTGCTTTGGCTCTTCTTTTTCCTCGGCAAAGAACTCGTCTATTAAAAACTTAGAGTAGGCTTGTTTATACGTCAGGTGCTCCAACTCTGAGTATAACTGGATGAAGTTACCTTTCTTCTGGGACTTAAAGCACTGCCAAAGTCCGGTGTCTAAATTAATAGACATGTGCCGCTTGGGGTCACGATCCATAAATATTGAAGGGATGACCATCTCGCGTCCGCCACTTAATATTCTGTATTTACCGTTGAACTTTTCCAGCAGGTAGGCTCTAATGTAATTTGAGGTAATCATGTTTATCGACCGACTAAGTAATTCAAAATCCGATATTATAGATCAGTGTCTACTCAAGTATGAGTATAGATATATCAGGAAGCTCCCAGGGTTTCCATCAAAAAACGAGGACGCTTTGGACTTCGGAACATATATTCACCGTATCTTTGAGTTAGGCTACACCGAGAATCATATCTCGCAACTAGAGAAAATTGCAGAAAACATTAAAAAAGACTACAAGGTTCCATTTGTATACAAAGAACGCATCCACCAATGCCTCGATAACTTTTTAAAGTTTAACAAGGGGCTGGGGGAAACCGTAGCTGTCGAACACGAATTTTCCGTGAATCTCGCGGAAGGTATTAAATACAACGGGTTTATAGACCGTATCGTGCGAGGACTCAACGGGGGCATGCTAATTATTGACTACAAGACTTCCAAGAAGGAAAAGTCCAGAGTCGAGCTTGGCAGGGATAAGCAGCTTATGGGCTACGCTTTTGCCGTCAGCCAAGAGTTTAAAATTCCACTGAGTGAGATCTACTGCGCTCACTACTACCCTTTAACCGATAGTTTAGTATCAGTTAAGTTCACGCAAGGGGCAGTTAACTCCTGGAGAGAGAAGGAAATCTCCAAGGTCTGGAAGATCCGTAAGAAGAAGAAGGACGAATTCCCAGCTATGCAGAACCAGTTCTGTGACTGGTGTGAGTATAAGCCAATGTGCCCGCTGTTTAACGACCAGTGCTCAATTCAGCAGAGGATCGAGGAGCAGACGGCTCAACTCAAGGCTAAAGAAGAAACCTTGCCTAAAACTAGCGGATGATAAATATTAATATCTATCGCTTCAAAGAAGTTCTTAACTTGTTCTGGTGAGTAACCACACTTCTTTGACAAGTGTTTATACAGAGATTCTAGCTTAAGTGGCTTTCGATCTTTAAGAGACTTAATAACTTTTGTTTGAAATTCCTTTAAAAACTTTACACTAAATCTGTATCTCCACTTATTCAAAAACTCATCACTTAGAGTGAAATTAATTAAATCTAAAAAATCTACTATATCTTCATCTATATTACTCATAAACACTTACTTATTCCTGTTATTAACAGGAGTTATAATATATATTAAAGGAGAAAAATTTTAATTTTTCAATAAAATCCATGGTTTTTGGAAAAATAATAAAAAAATTACAACTGCCTTCGACGTATCGGGAGGCTGCGTTAGATTCCATTGGAGCTGATAAGTTAGAGTTAGTTGCTGTGTCCCCTCAGTCTTTGGTCCCAGGAGATCTAGTAACTTTTTCCTACGAGAGAAATCTTTTTAGTTCTAGGAAGTTTTTAGTTGTATCCACGAAAGCCGCTCCAGAGGGTAAGTTTATGTCCAACAGAGGTAACTATCTAATCTGTGGGTATGACCTAACTGACAGAGAAACCTTGCCTGGGTTAATAATGATTTTTAATTCATTTTATAAGAAAAGAAGATCTACTTACAATAGACTTAAAAATACTATGAATTCTATTTTTGGAAAGAGCAATTACAAAACTTTTAACACCAGGAAGATGTCATCGGTTTTTAATTTAAACGCACGAAAACCTGACGCTCAGAAAATTTCTAAGAGAAGCATTAAATGACTAACTTTTCACAACTAGCAACTGAACTTGGGCTGCTGACTAGCCAGTTTGAGTCGATGAACACCTTTTTCAATCGGCAACCGATAAACAGATACTTAAGGCAGCAAGAAAGATTTAGCAAAGAATTTGAAAAGTTTACTAAAGTCCCAATTATAAAGAACGGGTTAGAAGCTATAAAGGGACTTAGCAGCGTAATGAAGAAGATGTCTGATCTACAAAATAGATCATTCGCAACAGAAAAAAGCTTAATACAAACAATATCAGTTGATCAAGTAGCCGCCAGCGTAAGTTTAGGAGCAGACATTAATGAGATGACGGCACAAGTCATAGCTCTAAGAGAAAAGGGCGTTGAGAAGTTAGACAGATCAACCCTGGGACTTTTAGCTAGGATGAAGGTTACTGGTCAAAGCACAGAATCTTTAATAAAATTTTTAGGTGCCAACACTTCCTACTTGATGTTAAACCAAAGGGAAGCTCAAAATTTGGCTGTTAACCTAGCTAATTTCTCAAGAACATATGGCACAAGACAAGATGAAATACTAAGGCTGACTGCTGACCTTTCGAAAAACTTACAAATTCAATCTCAGTTAGGCGCGGGTGCTGGAATAGCTGGGGGATTTGGTGCCCTTGGAGCTACGTTGGGTGGCAGAGGGACAGAGCTTATCAATCAAGCTGCTCAATTTTTTAGCAAGGCTTCTTATGCTCAATTACAGCTTTTAAATATAGCAGATGGATATCAGGAAAGACTTGCAGCGGAGACTGACCCAGCGAAACAAAAAGCAATTGTGGAGCAGATGGTTAAGATTGCTGCTCAATCTGTTCAGGGGTTACAAGGTGGTCTTGGAACTGATGTAATGTCTTCTAGAATATTTGAGAAGTTGTTACAGCCCTATGGCGGGCAATCAGCTTTGATATTCCCTCAATTAGCAAAAGCTCTAGAAGATGCGAAGAACCCTATAAATGACTTAAGCAATTCAATGATGGGCTTCTCTCAGCTAGCCAATATATTTGCAACTCCAATGAATTTACTGGGTCAAGCTTTAATGGCAGTTATAAATTGGCCTGTGGTGAAGCAATTATCCCAAGCCTTGGCATTGTTTGCAGGAGTAGCTGCTACTTATCTTTCTATAACTAGAATTTGGTCTGCACTACAATTCACATACCAAATGTCAACTAGATTATTTAATGTAGCTGCCACTAAATTTGGCATTGATGTTAGGTCTTTTGCTTTTGCATCTAGACTTAGCTTTGGACCTCTGGGAATTATAACCGCTGCAATATCCACTATTATCGGGCTAGCATACGGCTTGGACGGTATGGCTAGCGATATTAAGGATATAAATAATAAAACTCCAGATCCAATGGACAAACAAAAATCTAGTTTGTCTAATCAAATATTCTCTCAATTGATAAATATAGTAACAAACACAAATCAGGGTTATATACAGAGAGAAATGCTTAATACTCAACGGGAACTTTTAAGATTGACAAAGCAGCAGAATGATTGGAACTCACCAAACAATTCTCCAGCAAGCAGGATACCTGAAAGAAGAATTGGTGGATCAATATAAGGTAATCAATTATGGGAAAAGAATATAGAAACATTGTAAGATCAAGAAAACTAGCTGAGAGATCTTATCTCTATTTTAAGTATCCATCAGCAAAAGAATCTATTGAGTTTTACCTTCCTTTTATGGAGAACATAGAAGTTAGTGAGTCTCAAAGACCTAATTTAGCTAGCTATGATTTGATAGGGAGAAATGGAACTCTGTTTGCTTATTTGGGAACAAAATCTAGAGAGTTAAATTTAAGGTTTAATATTACTTTACCAAACATAATTGATTACATTCACACTGTGGGCCTAAGTGATATGTTCTCAGATAATTTTAGAAAAATTATTATGGGAATGAATTCTTCGGAAGAAAGATTTAAATTTTTTAGAAGAGGAAAAACAGAAGATGTTGCAAACGCTGTGACATATCAAAAGCAAGGAAGGTTCAACTACTATAAAGAGGGGAAAAAAGACATGTATATGATAGATGCTTCGTTCCGAGATGGGGCTGATGCAAGAGCACGGGGTTCTCTAGGGTCTTTTTTTCAAGGGTTGACAGAAGCATTAAATACTCGTTGGTTTTTAGGAAACTTATTTGATGGAGATTTAAAAAGAAGTGGATTTCCTGATGTTACTTCTGAACAAGCTGTTAATTACTTAATGATGTGGATAAACGTGATAAGGTCCTCGGTTCTAAACAATTCTGAAAAAACTCAATATGGTCCACCAACTGTTTATCTAAATCATGGAACGATGTATAACAATATCCCATGTGTCTGCACTAACTATTCGGTTAGAATAGTTAATAACGCTGGATATGAACTACTATCTTTGGCTCCAAGACAAGTTGAAATTAGTATGAATTTGTCTGAGGTGCGAGTGGGCGATTTTGATAAATTTGTTCCATTCGATGAAGCTAAGGGAGATAATCTTACAGGATGGGAATCAATTATGCTTGGTAAAGGAACTTTAGATCCACACAATCAAATATTAAGAATTGTAAGAAAAGATACAGATGGATTAGTTGAATACGAAACAATTATGGAAAACATGAAAGAAAGTTTATAGGATTTATCATGAACTATTTAAATCACCATTCTATTGATTATTATGAAGTTACTCACAAAGGTAAGAAAATTGTTACTTCCCTTCATTCTAAGGTAACTGATTACTTGGACAGTTTAAAACTAGGCGATGTCGAAATTGGATTTATTCCTGCTGGATATGAAAATAGACCTGACCTAATATCTAATTTATTCTATGATACAGTAAGTAAAGATTGGATGATTATGATGCTTAATAATATTAAAGATCCATTTCAAGATTTGAATGTGAACGATAGAATTTTATTGCCGAAGATCTAGTATGCCCTCAACATTAAATCCAATATTTACTCCAAATGTCGTAATAACTAGAAATTACGGATCAATGCTAAAATTTATGTCTGGCAGAAGTTTACAAGACATAAAATCAAAAGATTTAGAAGATACTTTAATGTTTGTAGGAGAACAAAATAAGTATATTTATGGTTTGGAACACAGTCACAACTTTGGTCAATCCGATCTTTTGATTACTTTAAAAATACTAGATGTTGATGGAAATTTTGAATCCTCGATATTTTCAGATAATTTTTTAAATAAAACAATATCAACTAAGCTAGAGAAATTTTTTGCTGACAATCTCCCCGCGAAAGACTTCAACAATTACATGCAAACTTATGCTCATGGCAACATAAGAGTTTATATAAGTTATGGGATTGGAGATGATTTATCAAATTGGGCTGACCCTAAATGCTGCACACTAGTTGAGGCATCAATAGACGTAGCTTCGAACGGAGTTAGAAATTACGTTTATAAATTTCAACCGATTCCAAACGCGTTCTTCTCACTCATACCAGAAAAAGATAATTCAGATCCTAATTCAAATGATATTTTTAATATCCCTTTTGCTTCTATGGAGATGTCAGAAGATATTTTTGTTACAACGCCAAATGAAGTTTCTAAAAATTTAAAAGATGTGATGACTGGATTTGCTGCAAAAGCCGTATCTACACCAAAGGGTAATGTAATAATTTGCATTCCTGATATAGACAAACTTTATCTTAACTTAGTAAATGAGGATCAAACTAGAAATCCTCTAGGAACTGTTTTTTTTGGCGATTTAACTGATTATTACGCTAAAATATTTAAATCTGTAAGTTTTAATTATACACCAACCAATATTCCAACTCAACAATCCAAACTCTCTAATGCAGATATTTCAAACGAAAAAGAAGCGGATAGACGAGATTATGAAAAATTTGTATCTGATCAAAATTCAAGAAATTCAAAAGAAAAATTAGAATCTCAAAAAAGAATCCAAGAAATAAATAGTCAACTTAATTATATAGAAAATTTACCTTTATCAGAAAGAGAAAGTTATTCTAATGAAATAGATGAGTTAAATTCTGAATTAGAGCTTATAGAGACAAGGTTAAATTTGTTAAATAATTCAGAAGGTAATGATGCACCATACTCTAAAAAGTTAGTTATGAGATCTAGTATTGATAGAAACAATAAAGATCTCCAAGGAAGGTTCGTTCTGGACACCCGACAGTCGATTATTGAAGTTTTTGATGGTATAAATATGTTTTTTGAAGGTAGCGTTCCACCCTCAATGTCATTTGAAACAAATATAAAATGGTTAAAAGTTTTTAAGAAATTTAATTTAATAGAAAACGAAGAAATTCCTTGTTTGATTATTGGAGATAGAGGTTTAATACTACATTATCTTTATGGTGGAAGATTTATTCAAGAAGCAAATGATATAGGTTATAAATTTAACGAACTTGATAATTTAAAAATAACAGAAAAAGATGAATACAAAAATTTTGTATTATCTGTGTTCGGGAAAAATAAAATAGGATCATCTTTCGGGGAGAGTTTATTTTTGGATGATTTGTCGTTAGGGAATGAAGACACCAGAAAAGCTTTAAGTGAGATAGAAAGAAAATCACAGATCAAAGGAAAACCTATTTTTATAAATAACTTTAGAAATTCAAATGTTTTGTCATTTTCATTAAAAAATTCTGAAAACTATGGAACTGTAATAAATCAAACTGTAAGAGATAACAGATTAAAATATCTATATTCACAACTAAACGATGACCAAAAAAATAAGTTGTTACTAAGTGCTGGCCTAGACCCAGAGAAAATTGAAGATTTTAAAAAATTAAACCCTTTAATTTCAGCTAAAAAGATATATCAAAAAGCTTTTGAAGATTTAAAAAATCTTCAAATAGATTCTGAATCTAAATTAACTTCTGAGGATATAGTCACCACAGAATTAATAGGCTCTAAGGACGAAAATACCAGAATACAGGCTAAAAAAACATTTGATCGCAACGAAATTTTTAGACAAGTATCTAAAATATTTGGATTTTATGATAAAGAAAAAGCACTTGGTGAGTTTGCATATAACAAAACAAATGAATTAATGAAAGGGTTAGTAATAAATCAAAGTTCAAAAGAAGAGATATCTTTAGTAGAATTGAACATAAGATTTTTAATAAATCAAACTTATAAGTTACAACCAGCAGATCTCTCTTTATTATCTAAATTAATTATTTTATTTAATAGAGTAGATAACGAAACTGACTCTGCACTGTTATTGACACCAGGGCTATACACCCCAGGTGAATCGTCTATTTTAGCTAGAGCTTACGAATATTCTAAAAGATTAGCAGTTGAAATAAGCATAAAAACTTTACCTTTTTTCTACTTATCAAATTTTGATACCATGAGTAAAAAATGTGTATTTTTATCAAAAAGAAACTCGGTTATAGGAACAACTCCAGTGGATACTTTTGATTTCTTTTCAGGTGAATACATGATAACTGGTTTTAGACATATTATCTCAACTTCTGAATGTTACTCCGAATTCTTACTTAACAAGTTTGGAACTTCAGACGATGGACCAAGACCCAGAAGATATGATACTGCTGTAAATGTTGAATACAAAATTAGGGAGCTTGAATGAAATTCTATAAAGGGATAGTAGATGGAGTAATTGACTCCAGTGAATCAGGAGCATTTTTGGTGAATCTTCTAGAGAGGGGAATTCCAACAAGTGTCCCAGTGACTTATGTGAGTCCATTTTTTGATCCTTTCAGAGGTGGTGTGCTAACACCTCCGGTCAAAGGTGCAGAAGTTCTTGTAATGTATGATGAGTCCCTAGGGGAATACTTTTACATGGGGACAATCGTCGGAAAACCAAAATTTGTTGAGAACACTGATGTAAAATTTGATGCTCCAATAGTTGGCAATAAAAGAGCTTACAACGACTCCGGTGCCCCTTCAGTTGTTTCATTTACAAACAGTGATGGAGCTGGGTTAAAAGTTAACAATTATCTAGGCGGAACTCGCAAACCACTAGTAAAATCTGTGGTGTTAGAAACCACAATGGGACACAGGTTGGAACTCGGGGATACTCCATCAAGAGATCAAGTTTCATTAAAAAATAGAAACCAAGAAGGAATTATTATCACAGCATCTAAAACTCAAACTTTAGAAGAGAGATGCATTGATATAAGAACATTAAATTCAATAAGAAATACTACGGTTCAAGGTGAATATAGAGTAGACTTGATAGACGGCAGAGATATAACTATAAAAAATTCATCTAGCGGAATGAAAGGTGGAAGTGAAATTGACACTCCTTTTGGGGCTTTTAATCCTATACCCGCAGGAAATCTTAATCTTGTTACAAAATTTAAAGATATTAATATTTACACTGAAGAGCTGCCAAATGTTATAACGGGTCAAGCTGGAAGGGTTTTAATATCCACTCCCCAGGGAGTCATTCAATTAAAGTCTGGAAGTGATGGAATAACAATTTATTCTGAAGGAAAAATAAACATTGCCTCTGTAAGCACGTTCAAACCAGTTGTTGTTCAATCCTTAGGCAATAATGAACTAACTAACCTTCCTAACTCCACAGCTACATTTGATAGCTGGCTAGTAACCCAATTTCAGCAAGTTAATAGTGGGGATACTATCGCCTTGATAAATGTTGGAGGCGCGGACGCCCCAAAACTTATCCCAATTAAATGCCCCTATAAAGGTTCGGTTGTAACCCAAAGCGTGTCCAGAGGCGATCCAGTAACGCTGTTTCTACCAGTCGCAATAATACAGACAGATGGCGGGTCTATAAATATGCAAGCTTCCGAGGATATAAATTTGTATGCAGGCGGAAGAATAAACTTAAATGCAAATAACTCAGTTAATTTAGAGTCAATAAATTCTGTAAACTTAAAATCTTCAAATTTAATGAATTTAAATTCTGTAAACCCAGTGACTATTCAATCGTCTGAACAAGTCTTAGTTCAAGGTCCTTTGTTTACCCTTGGAACTATTAATTCCAACATAAATCAATATGCCGGGGACTACCCTGTGTATGCTCCGTCCACCAGACCAGCAGAACCCGTAGTGCCCTCAACCCCACCACTTCCAATTATACCTGAGGTTGGATTCTATGCTTTGGACAAGCAACCCTAAATAGTATTAAATCATGGCAGCTTTTGACGTAAAAACATATTTAACTTTGGTAGGCCAGGGGGAAGATACCCTAGGTGCTGTTGGGACAGTGTTTGGTGTCCCAAAATGTATGATGGATTTGGGCAGAGATGTTTTAGCCCTATTACCCACGGAAACTCTGTTTGGAGTTCTTGGGGAGATGGAAAACGGACAATCCATGGCAGATGGAGTGGTAAAAGGTATTATGTCTCAAATAAGAAATGTTTTGGGCATAATAGAATGGGATAGCGAAGACGGAACCTTGAGGTTCGTATCTAATTCGTCCAAGATGGGCTACGAGTCTAACTTTACCTCGATGCTGGGATCCCTTGGAGCATTTATTAATGCAGTTGCAGGGATTGGTGCTGGATTATATGCTAATTATTTAGCAATTAAAGAACAAATAGATCAAATTTTAGACTGTATTAAACAGTTTAAAGATTATCTTAAGGGTAAGCAGGGTGCCACCGCAGATCAAGTATCTAACTTGGATCCCACGGCATATGCAGATTTTATAAATACTGAGTATATGCTTCAGATGCGGGCATTAAAGCAGGCGATTGATGCCTACAATGCCTTCACGAATCAAATTAATAACATAACTGATATTATATCTTCCAGAGCAGATGGATCAGAGCCCGAGCCAGCGTTCGCCTGTGAGGCTTTCTCCTACCTGTCGGGCACTGGGCTTGCTTCAAATTGCCTACCCCCTGCTGAACCCACTGAGATCTTCAGGCTCGTCTACGGGCCTCCTAGAGCCATCCAGGGGCAATTCATTCTATCAAATGATGGTGTTTACTTCGATTCACAATCCAGTGGAATAATCCCAGCTTTAACTTACGTATTCGAAAAATCTAATCAAATTAAAATTAGTGATAGGTGGAAATTTTCTCAGGATGCTAACGAGGGTGGAAGGGGAACAGCTTTCTCTACAGAGGATTTAAAGCTTTATGTTAATACCTTACTTGACCCCAAAATCATTGATGACTCCTCTTTCTTAAAAAATTATTATGACAAGGATGGATTCCTTCAAGAATTAATAAACAATAAGAACAAAAGAATTTATGATTTGTCTTCTCAAATAAATGAGTTGGAATCAGACTCCGCTCCTGAGTCAGTCATATTTAATCAGAAGCAAGCATTGATGTCAGAGAATACTATCTTCCAAAATAAAATAAATAAACGAAAGAAACAGATAGAACTCGCGGTAAAGATGCCAGACACTTATTCAAATATAAAAATATTCAAGCCAGGGGAGATACCAGTAAACGATTTCTCATATTTGGCGGGTTTGAATATAGCACTAGATTTACAGAAACAAAAAGCACTATCCTTCTCACAAGTTGAAATTGATGGAGTTGTCTCCCCAATAAAACTCAAAAGTAATTATATTGTTTCAAAAGTTAATTCAAAGGACTCGTCCATAGAGCACTTGATAATTTCTGATGTCGCTGGAGGAGCAATAATTTATGACGGAAGCTCTGTGTCATCAACTAATGCAGTTGTTCTTCAGGCTGAGAACTTCTTAACGACTGATTCGCTTATCTCGATGTATAATTTCTTGGATACAAATATTGAAGATCCATCTTCAACATCTTTTACCACTAGAAATGCAGCATCACAATCTAACAAAAACTATGCTCAATTAGTTGGAAATTCTCAGGAACAAATATTTAAAGTTGGACTGGGGGTCCCCTTCTTAGAGGGTATAACAAAACATTCAAGAACAAACCCAACTCAAACAAGTTCACTTGGAAGCTATGTAAAGTTGCCAAGAATTAAAGAATTTAGTGATCTGCTATACAATCAAAACGGGGCGACTGTAGATTTCTGGATTCATATGCCAAACCTGATGTGTGTAAGTGGCGGATATAATGACGGGCCAGTGTCTAGCTTGTTTAGGTTAGTTCTATCTAATGAAAATACTGGATTTGACGGAACTCCCACGGGCAATACCGAGGCTTTCTCTGTGGATGATAACAGCAAATCTGTAAAAGGATTTATGATGGGATTCACTAGAGATGTGAGACTTACAGCAGACAAGCGTCCGTCACTAACTAGCAACCCTGTTGTATCTTCAGTGTTCTTTATAGCTCCGACTCAATCTCTGAGCGCATCCTCAGTAGGGTTTATAAACAGATCTCAGTTTGATGGAATTCAGTGTGGAAAAGATGCTAGATATCATTCCATGATTCAAAAAGTTACTCAAGTAAAGGGCGGAGTTTCAATATCCTCATGTGAAAATGAGTTCTGTCATATGGCAGTAACCTTTGACAGAGTAGCTGATACAGTGAAATTTTATTTAGATGGAGTTCCAATAACCACCTCTAGTATGTCTTACGTTTTTGGAATACCTAAATACCAAATGCCAAACATACCGACATTTAAAAAATCTAATAGCTTCCAATACTCTTCTACAACAGTAAATTCAAACGCTCCAAATTCCCTAAAGTATGGGCCAAGACTTGATAGATATTTCACTCCATGGATTGTCGGGGGTGGGTATACGGATGGAATGTATCAATATGGAAACTTCATGGGAGGAATTTACGGGGGTATTAAGAGTGGTCTTAATGGTCATTTAGGAAGTTTAAAATTCTATTCAAAACCTTTATCTGATCAAGAAGTTATGAGTAATTATAAAACTCAAAAAGATTTCTTTAAAAATATTGACGTTTCTCTCTTAGGCCCAACCCCCTGCCAGGATTAGAGGTAAATCATGCCAATAAATCAAAATACAAATTACTATGGTAGAGAGGTTGTAAAAGAAAGCACTTTCTCTGTAAAATCAAAAAGTGACAAAATTTATGGTTTAAAATTTCCATTTGGCAATTTAGAGGATGGTAAGTTCTTAAAAAAGGCGTCTGACGTAGAATTAATTAGATCCAATTTAAAACAATTGCTACTAACCAGGAGAGGGGAGAGGGTTATGCTCCCTAATTTTGGAACTAATTTAAAAAATTACTTGATGGAGCCTCTGGATCAAGCTTTATTAAGCCAAATTAGAAGAGAAATCTCTCAATCTATATATAAGTATGCACCTTTCGTAGACATATTGCTACTCCAGGTCTTCCCCTTGGAGAGCGGCACTGGGTCAAATGGCGGACAGGCTTTGTTAATTAAATTAGTATGCTCACTAAAAGAAGCTAATAATTTAAGTTTTGAAGTTAAAGTAGAGATAAGATAATGGTTTTTAAAGGAACAGTTCAATCAGATTTTTTAAAACTTGTAAGAGTAGAAGACTCTGACAAAGATAAATTAATAAACTTTGCTGCATCAGACTTCTTAAGTTTAAGAAATTCTTTAATCGAATATATCAGAGCAGTATACCCTCTCGAATACAACTACTTTGCAGAATCAGATTTAGGAATTATGCTTGTAGAATTAGTTGCATACATGGGTCATGTGATGTCTTACAAGTCTGATTATTTGGCGAATGAAAATTATCTGTCAACAGCAAGATCAAGAGAGAGTGTTAGAAGACTTCTGCAATTAATTGGCATCAATATGAAAGGCCCAATAGCTGCCGCAGCAGACGCCAAAGGAACGCTCGCCCAAGCTCCATCATGGGGAGCCACATCATTCTTAAGAATTCCTCCAGCGAGCAGGGTTCTTTCTGTGGCATCCCCAGAGGATGGAAACCCATTAAATTTCACATTGTATAAAGTCTCCCAAAATGGAGACATAGACTCATCAAATTTAAATGGAGATATAATAATATACAACTCTGAAAAAGCTTCCAATACAGTTGTATCTAGTTTAATTCTTTTAGAGGGTGGACTGTCCATAGAGGAAGGGACTTTTGCAGATACTGAAGCCCTAAAATCAATAAAATTATCAAATTCCCCAATTATTGAGGGGAGTGTCCAAGCGTTCATAGAGGGGCAACCCTCGACTAGCGGAGTTTACAGACAAGTAAACAATATTTTCTATGCTTCAGGTGAGGGTGACAAAGTATTTCAAACATTAGCAGATGATAATTTTGGAGCGTCAATAGTTTTTGGAGATAATAACATTGGAAAATCTCCTGCTATTGGAGACACTTATAGAATAATATACAGGACTGGTGGCGGCACTCGCGGCAATATTATCCGAGGGGCTATCAATGTTCAGGCTAATGCACAGTTCTATTCAACTCCAGCAGCAAGCCCAGTCACTTACGCAATGACAATTGAGAATACTTCAAAAGGAACTGGAGGCTCTGACGCTGAAACCGCTGAACATGCCAAGAAGTATGGTCCTTTGGTGTTTAGGTCACTTAACCGATTAGTCACTCTATTAGACTATAAATCATTCGTCAACTCATTCATGAGTTCTTATGGGTCAATAGGAAAAGCCACTGCTGTTACAAGAAGAGCTTATTCTTCGGCAAACATAATTGATATTTATGTTTTGGAAAAATCAAACAATATACAGCTTAGAAAGGCTACCCCAGAATTTAAACGACAAATTGCTGAAGCTATTTCAGATAAGAAAATGCTTACCGATGAAGTCGTTGTAGTAGACGGATTAATAAGAACTCTTGATTTAATCATAACACTTAGAATTGATAATAAATATTCTACAATTGAAAATACAATAAAGAATAAAGTTTCACAAAAAATATTAGCACACTTCAATACAGACAATAATGACTTCGGGAAAGAATACAATCCTCAAGAACTTCTCTATAAAATATTTGAGGTTGATGAAGTGAGATTCGCTACGATTGACAATGCGCCTGAGTCGATTAAAGTTGAATTTAATGAAATAATTCAACTGAACAATTTTACATTAAATATATCTTATGTCTAATAAATCTAAATTAGTTAAAGATAGGAATTACCACAAAGCAAATTTTGATCAAGCTTTGCGAAAGGTAGTTCCATATATTTATTATGAAGAAGATGAAATTCTTAATCAAAAGCAGATAGATGTATTTGATCAGATAATAAATACACAATTAGACGTAATTAATAATATAGGTTCCATCCTTTATGTTAGCGCAGTTTCTGGGACGGTATTCAGTTCAATAAATTCTCCACAAGGTATTTCCCAGTTCTTCATTAAACAAAACGGTCTAATGGATTTAGACTGTAATGATTTTGAGCGAAGAATTTTGTTAAAAGTAGGATCCTCGTATAGAGACTTTGAAACAAGCTCAGATTTTTCAAACTATTTAAGAAATACTTTGTTACCTAGGATAAGAACTAATTCTCCTACTTTAGATTTTGTAGGTAACAATAGCGTTAGCGCAAATCATAATTATCTAATAAATAATTTGTCCTGGCTCTACTTCTTAAATAGAAGTGATTCCCTGACATACAACCCTTCATCGTTTGTCCATGATCTTCTAGTTGAAAAAATATATCCCGGTGGAAATATTCAATTAAATGATGCAATGAGGGGCCTTACAACATACTTATGGAAAAATTATGATACAAAACCAACTTGGCAAGCATTAGATTTAATTCCTAGTGATTTCAAGCTTCCTGCTGCACCAGACGCTTACACAAGTGGAACTCAACAATTAGATAAATTATTAACTCTTGTAGACATTCTATACTCTCCGTTATTCACCGATATGTCGGATACCAGAGTGAAGGATGCGATAGATGATTATCTGATTAACGGCTATAAGTTAGATAAAAAAATAAACACTGGTTCTTTCATAAATCTTGTAAAAGCGTTTTCGTTTGCTTTTGCAGATTATAACGACAGCGTGGACAAGCTTGAAGTATTGAATGACATAAATCTTTGCCCAGACGAGCTTCTACCAAAATTAGCGGAGATCATAGGCTGGAGATTATTTGGATCAGAGCCTGATAGGTGGAGATTGCAGATAGCTAACGCAATTGATATTTACAGACAAGTTGGAACTAAAAAATCCCTCCAAGTTGCTGTTGATTCAGTTTTAGGACAAGATGTATTTAATGTAAGTTCAAGTATAAATGAGCTGTGGGAATCTTATGTTCCAAATTTAATTTATTATGCTTTAGCCACTGAGTCTAGACTTTTAGAAAGTTTTAATACTTGGACTCGGGGCGTTGCAACCTCAATTGGAATCCCATATTACAGCACTAGTAGTATGGATGAAAACATTAGAATCTGTGTAGATGAAATTATCCACCAAACATGCACAAGTTTTAGAAGAAACTTTTTTCTAGGTGGAAAATTATTTCAAGTAGGATCTGAGAGTTTTAAATTTAATTATCGAAATAGAGATATGGATATTCCACCATTTGAAGAATACCCATACTATCTAAACGTCCGTGTCACTGAGGACATGGTTGATTTTATTGTTGATAAGTTAGTTTGCTTCGGGGTTAGGCAAGAATTTGCATTCCAAGTAGGAGATTATATAAAAGAGAACGTAACCAGGACTGTAGATGACATAGCCATATCTAACGGGTGGTTATTCTTCACCTCTGGGGCTCAATATCCTCCAAATTGGAATTTAATTATCAAGGATATAAGCAATACCAAATCTGAGTATTTCCCTCTTTGGAACGGAAAATCATCTCACTTTAAAATTTTACTTGAGACATCCTCATTTGATTTTACAAAAACTTCTTTAGAGGCTGATTCCGCTGAAACTGTAAAGCTAGTATCTAAGACAGCACAAGAATTTTCTCCCGCCCATTCGATACCAGACATAATTTTACTTATTAATGATCAGGATAGTTACCTGAATTGTTCAAATGCAGTTTTTAACTATGTTGGAATAGATAAAGTAGAACAAGTTGGGTTACTAACAGCAAGCTCTGACGGCTTCTCAATGTATGGGAGCAAAACTTTTATAACGCCAACTTACAAAAGAGGACTTACTGCAACCTCGTTAAATTCATTTTCAAGATCAGATACAGATTCATTGATTGACCCATTACTTGGAGTAAATCAAAGTATTGCATATCTTCCAAGAAGAGCACACAGAAGAAGAAACTTTAAAAATGTAATTCCAAAAGATGGATTCTATGACCGAACAGGATTTAATATGCCTGCTTCGTTACAAGACTACTCAGTGCAAAACGATCAATTCCTGCCGCTAGGACTAATTCCATCTTCATTAAAATATGTAAGCATACCGGATTACAACAATATACCAGCGGTTTATGATATATGTGAAAATTTAAATTCTTCCAGTATTTACAATGGGGTATCCGTAAGTAACACTTACCCAGTTAGAGGATGGAATCCAAATTTTGATACGTTTACTCAAGAAATATTCCAGGTATCGAAATCAAATGATCGTGGACAATTACACCCATTTGTGGCGACCATACATCATATAGGGGAGCAAGCAAAATTACTAAATGCCTCCGCATATTACCATAACAATTATTCAGAATATAATAGAAATTATAATTGGAAAAATGTTTTGCAAAGTTATGCAAACAGCTCTACAGAATTAAGTGGAGCGTTCCCCAACTCATTTGATGATTACATAAACTTTAAATTAGGAAGAGATTTCCACAAACTATACTACGACTATACTCATAACTTTAACAAGCACAGAACTTCTCATCTAGTGACCACTCAGGATGGCCCAATAATTGTTGCGCATGCTTTGGGATCTCTATTGTATAATTCCGACTTGAGTAAGCGTGGCTCATTCGGAAATGGTTTTATCACCACTAATTTAGCAAATACAATAGAGCTAAGAAACAAGGAGAGAATATTCTCTAACTCTGGAACGGCTTCGGGGACATATATTGCCAGCTCAATTTTAGATGTCGGCCTTAGACAAAAGGAGTATAGAAATTCTGGTATACTTGAGCATGTAGAATTTTGCCAAGTTTCTGCGACAAGCAAAAACAATAACTTTGTTATTTTAGATATAGACCCTTCATTTAAATCCTCCATTAGGAAAAATCCTTTATTGGACAACAATGTTTTAATAAAACAATCTGCCTACGATGGATTTGGTAGGGTGACATTTGATATAAGTAAATATTCTTTAGACTCAAATTTATACGATGTCACTAGAAATTTCTTAAGCCCAAATCATGAATTTAACTTTAAATTTAAATCTATAGTTAGTGATTCAGTTGGAGCTTCTTTTGGTGGGGGAACCGTGGGAGTTTGGATTCACACTAAGCCAGAACTAGGGAAGGTTTGGTCCTTCACCAAAAATAACGAATGGGTCCAGCACTCGGCATCTGCAATAACAATTGATGAAGTTATAGACCATAGTCATCTATTTACATTCTTGAGAGAAGATAGGGTGTATTCAAGCGGATGCATTAGTTACCTAGACCCCACCAACCCAAATAGAAGAAATGAAGTCATAGCTTCAATTTCTGATAAAGACTTCAAAGAAATTTCTATAAACTTTCATACCAGAAATCACACTTGCATAGATACTCCAAACACAGTAGTGACCCCAGAATATTTTGAAGGCGTATCAAATCATGTCCACAGGCTTAACCAGAATTATGTCATAGAGGTCTTCACAATCCCAACCCAGGATGATAAATTTAGTTTATACTATAACTTCTCAATGTTAGACCTTACTCTCAATAAATGGTCAAAGCCTTTGATTACTGGGATCCCCAACGGGTCTAACATGGGGGATATTTATTGTAAAGAATTTAGAGTTGATCTTTCTAAGCATCAAATACTAAATATAATTAAATACTTTAATCAATTAAGAGGAGACTACTCTAAACAAGGGTATAATGGAATAAATAACTTTACCGGATATGCAAGCAGGGTCGCAACAGTAACTCAAGGATTCTATGAAACTAGTGGAGGGAGCAGAATAAATTATACTGAAGACCCATCTTGGTTAGCCACAGGGGCCGTAAACGGATATGGTCTTATTGAAGAAGTAACATTAATTAATTAATCATGTTTGTAGACCAAGCTGGAGAACACATTGCAGATATTATGATGATAAACCGGGGCCTATCTGGTATACCATCGGCATCTTCAATTTTAGACACTTCAAATTATACTTTCCAAGCTATCTCCTACGGCAAAGATGCCTCTGGATTTAAGTATCATGCTCACACAATTTTATCTCCTTCGGCAGATGGGATTATAAAAGTAATTTCTTATGGCCTTACTTCATTTTCAGGATATTCCACATCGACAACTGCCTCAGCTTTAAGAGATATTTATAAGTTATATCCTCAGCCGTTTAACTCCCTAGACACCAGATTGGAATCAAAATCAACTTTACCTAATTTTATTTTGAATGTTCCAGATCTAGGACAGTATTTAAATCCAAGTATTAGCCCTCAATTATCGGCTTACACTCATTTGATAGGAGGATTTCCTGAAGCTAGCGGATCAAAATACAAAATATTTAATTCTTCAGGGCAGTTAATATCTTCTGGGGTTTTATTAAGCAGCGTTTATAATTTAAGTGGAATAATGGATTCCTCTGGATTTTTAACTTTTGCACAAGCTAGCTTAGGGTTCCATAATATAGCTTATTCTTTAGTTGAAGGTTCTATAAGTCAAGCAGACCCTTGGTTAGGATTTGGAGTATTGAGGGCAACTAGGTCTGGGTTCCCGTCAGAGGTGGATCTTCTGTGGCATCTACCAGCCGGGGAATGTGGCGCATTAAATTTATTTGGAGGTATTTACCACATAGGATTGTGGTGTTTGGATATAAAAGGAATGTTAAAAGAAGGAAATACTCCCCCTTATTCATTTAATCCTCTAAATAATACTAGAAAATATAAGTTATTTGCTAAAAAAACTTTTAATAGAGATTTATTAACTTATAATTATAGCTCAAATCAAGTTTTTAAAGATTTATTTCAAGACGGAGCAGGGAGTTGGAGCGAAATACCAGCGGTAGTTTTTAAATGGAAAATAAGGTTCGTGTAATATGCAATTAAGTTTAATAGAAGATTTGGATATCAAAGGACATTTAACCATCTCTAAAATTTATAGGGATGGTAATGAAGAAGTTATATTTGATGACCACAATATTATTGTCTCTGGAATGGGTGTTGCATTAGCACATTTATTTTCTTTGTCTGGCTCTGACTCAATCCTGGATTATCAAATTGACAGGTTTCAAGTTGGTGTAAGCGGAGGCACAGCTTTAGAGGTAAGCTCAAGAAATTCTCTTAGTGGCTCACTTAGTTCATTCTCTGAGTATGGGGTCGATAGCAATACTTTTGCAGCTTCGGCTTATCAAATCATAAATAATTCAATAGTTAGCATAGCAAAATTTTACGGTATTATTCCACAACAAAATATAACAAGAATAGACGCAAATACTGTTAGATACACAATAGTATTAGATGAAGATTCTTGCAATAATATTCAGAGGGGTGGAGTAAATAAACCATTAAATGAAGTTGGA